GAGCGCATCGGAGTACACTGCTCAACAGTGTGGCACACGGCGTCCTCGTAAATGGCTTGTGGGACGTCTCTCCGGCTTATGATCGGACTTTGAACCGGAATGATGATGGCTCATTGCTTAAGCAGTTTGAGGCCGTTACAGGGCAGATTAGGAGGTGCGTGAAGCGTGAGCAGTAAACTTAAAGCAAAGCCACGAAAGCAGAGATTTCCTCTAGCTCAGCCCAATCAGGCAGCACAGGCATTTGGGCGAGCAATGATTAACTGCCATAGTCAGATCAAAAGTATGGAGAGAGAAGCTTATGAGAATGGATTTAACGATGGAGAAGATTGGGCTGATACGATTAACGTCGTTACAACCATGATGGCTCTGAGACGTTTATATGGCTTTTCTACGAAACGTTTGCTCACAGTCGTACAAACTGCCAACGAGTACGTTGAAATGGCAAATGAGGGCAAAATGAGCGTTCTGAGCATGATGCAGGACATCGAAGAGAATACAGACGTAAGATTTGATGAGATGAATAAGAATCTGGTTAAGAAGATGGGAGTATAAAATCATGTACTAACTGCACAATAGCGTGTCAGTTGCTTACATGGGGAAAGCGAGGATGTAATGGATTATAAACACTGTAGATGTGGATGCGGTGGAATTATAGGCCAATACAGTAAAGTGAAAGGGTTCACCTGCGAAAGATGCAATAAAGAGTATCAATTATCAGAGCTGAATTTTGATTGGATTGCATTGAACGAAAAGACAGGATGGCTGTTTCCGATGTTGAATAAGGAGGACACAAAATGTTAATCAGAAGTCAGGACAAGGAAATTTTAGCTAATATGGAAGGCCCGATTGCTATAGAGGTTTTAAGCGACGGTAAGGGACATGCAACCATGTATTGGAAAGATAGCTATGCGCTTGGGGCTTATTCATCGAAGGAAAAAGCAATCAAAGTACTGGATATGATTCAGGGAGCCTATGTAAATGGACATATTGATTATCAGATACCAGCAGATAGTGAGGTGGAAGAATGAGTCATATCAAAGATAGATTAAAGCAGTACAAGGATAAATATTCGGACTGCTACAAATACGCTGGGCTGTATGTCAAAGTTATTCAAGATATGATTGAGCAGCTTCTGAATGATCTTGAACAGGACGAGAAAGAAAATGGTTGGATTTCGGCCGGCGAGAGATTGCCGGAAGCAAGCGGCACGTATCAAGTGACTTGCATGGACGGAAGAATATATCGTTCAACCTATGCGAAATTTCAAAGCAAGTTGAAACGCTGGGAGCTAACTGGTGCTAGGTCATATTGGAAAGTCACAGCATGGCAACCACTTCCAGCACCGTATAAGGAGGGCTGAACATGGTAAAAATAACACAATGCCAAGGTAAGGGGCAAGGAACCTGTAAGAGATGCAATGACAAGGGAATCTGGAACAGAGAATGGATGTGTTTCCTATACAGAATAGAAGGACTTGAAGGTTGTTACTGTAGAGAATGTGTAAAGGAAATAATGCGTGAGGAGGAAAAATCATGATCACATTCATATTAGGATTCACCCTTGGAATCATAGTCGGAGTAACTGGTCTTGTGTGCGTGGCAATCATGTACGACAAACACCACCCGGACGATTAGAAAGGAGCAACAGTATGCTGACAAGGAATAAAAAGCTGAAAGACTACGGTATTCCGGCAGAAGACATTGAAAAACTGAATACGATGCTGAAAGACTTCCCGGCAGAGTACGGATACCTGCTTTCCAGTGCTGCCTTGTCAGCTTGCCCGAAAAACACGGTGATAGCGGATATGGTTATTGAGAATATTTTGCACCAGAAAAGTTACAGAAAAATCAGCAAAGAAAGATATATCCCGATGAACCCGAAGGACTTTTACGGATACAGGCGCAAGACTGTCGCTGTACTGTATGAGAGGATGCGGCTATTGGGAGTGTGGGAGGAATAAAATATGAGCAGACTAATTGATGCGGACGACTTAATTGAATATATTAAAATATGGGATATTGGAAATAGCATTAGTTCCGACCAGAAGGAATTTATTGATTGTGTTAACAAACAGCTGACGGCTTTTGATGTAGATGAAGTTGCAGAGCAATTAGAGAATTATTTATTTGAAAAATATTGCATAGAAGGAGATGCAACAATTGATGAAATCGTGAAAGGCGGTGGAGTTGAATGAGAGAAATTCTTTTTAAGGCAAAGCGGATTGATAATGGTGAATGGGTTGAGGGATATTATCAGAAAAGATATTGCCTTTCAGACAGCGAAGAAAGTTTAATCTTCCACGCTGATAGTTATAAAATGTGGAAATATGCAGAAATTGCTCCAGAAACCCTCTGCCAGTTCACGGGACTTTGCGACAAGAACGGGAAGAAAATTTGGGAAAATGATATTCTGATGGCTCATTTGGACGAATCCTACCCAGAAGATGCGACATATGAAACCGTTGAATGGGGCGTTGCCGGATTTGTAACACGCGAAGCTAATAGCACAGACAGACAGTATCTTGATGAGTTTGATCTGGAACATTATGAAGTAGTTGGAAACATTTTCGACAATAAAGAATTATTACAGGAGGAACACTGATGCAAAGAGAATTTATTTGCGGTGACTGTATGAATTTTCTCCCGGACTTTCCAGATAATTACTTCGATGTGGCAGTTGTAGACCCACCATACGGAATCAAAGAACACGGCGGTAAGAATCGTAGTAAATATGTAAAGCAGAAAAATGGAAGTTCCATTTATGTTCCTGATGGCGGCTATAAGAATTATGGTTGGGATAATAAACCGCCAGATCGAGAGTATTTTAAACAGCTATTCAGAGTATCAAAGAATCAGATTATCTGGGGATGTAATTACTTTGATTACCCAATGGCAGGTGGCTTGATAATCTGGGATAAATGCAATGATGGTTCAGATCAATCAGACGCAGAAGTTGCTTACTGCAGTCTTACAAGAAGGGTTGACATTTTCCGCTATATGTGGAGAGGAATGTTTCAAGGAAAATCAATAATTGAAGGAACAATACAGCAGGGCAACAAAAGGCTGAACGAAAAGCGAATCCACCCAACCCAAAAGCCTGTAAATTTATATCGTTGGATATGTCAGAAATATCTGCAGAAAGGAATGAAGATTCTTGATACCCATGTGGGGAGCGGAAGTTCATTGATTGCCTATGAAGAATGTGGGCTTGAATATGTCGGGTATGAAATTAATGAAGATTATTACGATTCAGCTCAAAAACGGTTGAACGAGTTCAAATCACAATTAACATTATTTGATTTAGGAATGGAGGTGCCGGAATGAGTAAATCAGTATTAGTGATTGATACACCAAAAAGCTGTTACAACTGTCCATTTGGAACTGAATATTACGATATTTATATCTATAAGGGGAATTGTGAATTAGCTGAACATTTAGGAAAAATCATGACGTTGCTAACAGAAGAATACTACGGCTTTGAAAGTAAATCAAGACCTGAATGGTGTCCATTAAAGCCACTGCCGGAGAAAATGACCGGAGTAGCTCAAACAGATCACTGGGACAGCATAAAAGCAGGTTGGAATGGTTGTATTAATAAGATTGTATGAGGAGAGGATTCTGATGATTAATTTAACTGGAAAAAGCGTGTTCGTAAAGACACAGGAAGAATATGAAAATATTCTTAACATTGCAAGGTTACAAGGTTTTGATAAATGGTCTGATAAAGTCAGCTTGTCGTCTAGGAATATCAAACTGCCAAATATTTTGATTTTTAAGGATAATGGAACAGTTGCTTATTGGAGTGATAAAGGAGTGCTTGAAACATCCGAAATTATCGAATATGAAGAAAAAATCAAGGATGCAGTAAAACTTGTCAGAACATTTGCTAAAAGCCCAGACAGAACAGCATTGACGGACTCATTTATTAAGTCCTTGAAGTTACTTGCAGATACTGTAGAAAGTCAGATGGAAGAGGTGAAGTAGATGGAGAGATTAACACTTGACGATATGATAAAGGCGCTTAAATGCGTTGCCAGCCAGGATACTGTAGGCGATTGCTATGCAGACCATGAAAACTTCATGCATATGGAGGATGAGCATAAACGCATTGTCTGTGGAACTGGCGAGGATTTAAGAGATTATATCAGTGGGAAGGAAGCGATTGGTTGCCCGTATCATCAAAATACTTATGGATGTTGTTTTGAAGATGGAGAATTGTATTGGTTGAAAGATGTTGCAGAACTGTTGGAAGAGTTAAATCCTTATAAAGACTTAGAAGAGCAGGGTTTGCTTGTGAGATTACCGGTTAAAATCGGTGATGATATTTATAAGATTCCGAGCAAAGCGAATTATGATCTAAATGTCCTGAATGGATACAAAGCAAATAACAGAGTGTATCATCAAAAAGTTTACAGTATTGTATTTTCACAAAGTGGTTGGTTCGTACAGTGTGATAAAGACAGTATTCATGCCCCGAATATAATTTGCGTTGACGTAGAATACGGAAAAACATGGTTCCTCGCCCGTGAAGAAGCTGAGAAGAAGTTGGAGGAGATGAAAAATGAATAAATGTTGTGCTAGTCAAGACGGTATATGTAGAAATGCTATCCTATTCGGGACTAAATGTGATGGTTACAAAGAAAGATGCACGCTGAGGCCAGCTTATAGCACTCTTGAACGAACAGTGAAAAATTATCAGCATAGTCTAAGAAAAATGTTTGGAGCGGAGGATTAATATGAAACCAGAAGAAACAAGAGACATCCTTTCTGATATGAGAGATCAGCATTTGGCTTTCTTGGGAGATTCAGAAATCAAAGAAGAATGGCAAAAGGAATATTTAAAAGAAGCATGGGCGTGCGATTTAGGAGCGAAGGCATCAGAAAAACAAATTCCAATAAAACCAAATAATATAAAATTTATCCTTGACTTTTCAGGCAGATATTATACGACAAAAGGTGATTGTCCAGTTTGTAATAGAGAGGGACTTTATAAGTCGGATTTTTACTGCAATAAGTGTGGACAGAAATTAGATTGGGGTGAAGAAGATGGCAGATAACAAACCTACACTTGAAATTGACAGAGAAAAGAACGAAGTTACGATAAAATGTAATGGGGATACTGTAAAGTTCAAAGATGATAACGTGGAAGTGACCAGGGCGAGCAAAAACATGATGTTTAAGCCACCAGACATAACCCCACAGCTTGCCATATCAGCATTCGCAGTGCTGCATCAATATTGCAGCTCAATCAGTCCACATGACTGCATCAGATGCACATTTTACGAACATTGCCCGGAGTGCTTTATGGGGTGTCCGGGAGATCAGGGCGAGGTAATCAGAAAATTACAAAGTAATGAATAAAATTAGAGAGTCGGTATTTACCGGCTCTCTTTTAACGCAAAATTCCTCAAACATGTACCACAACTTTTTGAAGGTTCTGTGGTAAAATATACTCAGAAGTAGTATTATGGGACTTTATAGCCAATTGGAGGCAAATTCAATATGAATGTTCAAGAAATTAAATTAAAAGACATAAAACCGTATGGAAAGAACCCAAGAAAAAATGATGATGCAGTTCCTTACGTCGCTGAAAGCATAAAACAATTTGGCTTTAAAGTTCCGATTGTTATTGATAAGAACAACGTAATTGTTGCTGGGCATACCCGATACAAAGCAGCAAAGAAACTCGGATTCAAGAGCGTACCATGTATTATTGCCGATGATTTGACAGACGAACAGATAAAAGCTTTTCGCTTGGCTGATAATAAAGTATCTGAAAAGGCAGAATGGGATTTAGATTTGCTGGACAGCGAAATCGAAGAAATATTCGATATTGATATGACTGATTTTGGCTTTGAACTCGAATCAGAAGAACTAGAAGCTGAAGAAGATGAATACCAAGGAACCGTTCCAGAGGATCCTGTCACTCAAAAAGGTGATATGTGGAAGCTGGGGGAGCATATACTTTTATGCGGAGATAGTACATGTATCACAGATGTCGAGAAACTAATGTATGAAGAAAAAGCTGATATGTGCTTCACTGATCCGCCTTATGGATATGAATATCAAAGTAACTTAAGAAAAAAAGCAAGAAGTTCGACGTCATTGAAAACGATGATAAAATATTAGATTTTTTTCCAAGCATACAACTTGTGTGCAATGGTTTTATATTCATATGCACGACGTGGAAAGTATTAGATAAATGGATACCGCTATTTAAAAAATATCATGATTTAACAAACATGATTATTTGGAACAAAGGCGGAGGCGGAATTGGTGACTTGAAGCATACTTTCAGCACTGACTACGAAGTTATACTATGCACAAATAATGGCAAGGAAATAACTGGGAAAAGAATCGGTTCCGTATGGACTATAAAAAAAGATTCTTCTTCCGAATACGTTCACCCTACGCAAAAGCCAATAAAGTTGTCTGAATTTGCAATAAGGAACACAACAGAACGTGGAGACATTGTTCTTGATCTATTTGGAGGTTCAGGATCCACATTGATTGCTTGCGAGCAGATGGACCGCAGATGTAGGATGATGGAATACGATCCAGCTTATTGCGACGTGATAGTAGACAGATGGGAAAAATTCACAGGAAATAAAGCAAAATTAATCAGAGGGGTAGAAGGAAATGAATAGCAAATGGCGAATGAAAAAAACTTAAGACCTGGAAGCATGCAAAGCAAGAGCGAAGTTAGAGAAAACGGAAGGAAAGGCGGAATCGCCTCCGGGCAGGCTCGCCGCAGGAAGAAAACCCTCTCTGAACTTGCGAAAATGATAGCTGACAATCCAGCACCCGACAATGCTCGAGCAAAGCTCGCCAAAATGGGAATATCCGACGAGGACGCAAACAACAACGCTGTTGTAGCAGCATCTATATATGCAAAGGCCATCAAAGGCAATATGCAAGCAGTGGACAAATGGGAACAGTTAGTAGCTGTTTCAAAATCAGACGAAAGCAAATATGAACTTCCCGCCAGAGTACTCGGCAAGGCATATGTGGACATTAACCGGCAAATCAAGCCTAATATCGAATATGTATTCGAGGGCGGTCGAGGCGGTCTGAAATCTTCTTATGTGGCTTTTAAAATTGTTGAGCTTATCAAGAATAATCCTCAGATGCATGCCTGCATTACAAGGCAGGTAGCTGGAACTCTGAAAGATTCCGTATATGCTAACATGAAATGGGCTATAAACGAACTTGGACTGATGGAAGAATTTGAATGTAAAGTTTCGCCACTTGAGATCAAGTATATTAAAACAGGGCAGACAATATACTTCCGTGGTCTGGACGATGAAACCAAGTTGAAATCTATTAAGCCGGAGTTTGGCTACATCGGAATCCTCTGGAAAGAAGAAAAAGATCAAATGAAGGGAGATGCCCAGGAACGTTCCGTTAATCAGTCAGTACTTCGTGGCGGTGATGAATCCTATGATTTTTCATCATATAATCCGCCAAAATCGAAATCAAACTGGGTAAACAGGATTAAACTGGTACCTAACCCGAAAAGAGTTATCCATCATTCAAGTTATCTGGAAGCCCCGGCGGAGTGGCTCGGGCAGAAGTTTATTGACGATGCAGCACATCTGAAAGAAATCAATCCAGAAGCCTATGAGCATGAGTATTTGGGTGTTCCGAATGGTGACGGTGGAAATGTATTTGAGTATCTGGAGATTAGAGATATTACGGATGAAGAAATTAACCGCATGGATCGCATTTTCGCTGGCGTAGATTATGGATGGTACCCGGATGCCTTCTGCTATCTCCGAACTTATTACGATTCTGCCAGAGAGAAAATATATCTTATTGACGAATTGTATGTAAATAAATGGAGTAACTCCAAGACTGCTGATTGGATTAAGAAAAAAGGCTATGACGATTACACGATGATATGTGATTCTGCGGAACCTAAGTCCGTGAATGACTTCCGGGATGCCGGACTTCCTGCAAGAGGAGCAATCAAAGGACCGGGAAGTATCGAGTATGGTTTTAAATTCTTGCAAACAAAGACTATAGTCATTGACCCGAAGCGGACACCGAATGCATACAAAGAAATTACAGAGTATGAGTATGATCGGGACAAAGAGGGAAATGTAATAAGCGGTTATCCTGATGGAAACGATCACGCAATCTCGGCACTTAGGTATGCTTATGAGCCGTTATTTAACAGGAGAGGTTACAGTGCATAATGGGACTTATAACAACACTAAAAAGGTGGTTTAATATGATATTCAAAAAACAAGCCGAAGAGGACTTCAACATTCAGGCAGCAGAATTTCCGGAGATGGAATCGCTGATTAACCGGTGCGCGAACATTTACAGAGGTGCGCCGGAATGGCTGGATGATAAGAATAATATCAAGACGATCAATTTTGCTAAATCTGTCTGCTCAGAAACAGCTCGGCTCGCAACGCTGGCGATCGGCATTCAGATAGACGGTTCTGCAAGGGCTGCGTGGCTACAGGAACAGATAGATAAAGTATATTTCCAGATCCGACACTGGGTAGAATATGGCTGTGCTTACGGAACGGTATTTATCAAACCGAACGGTGAGAGCCTTGATGTATTTACTCCGGCGGACGTGATGATTGTGGATTATGACAATCAGGAGATTAAAGGGATTATATTTAAAGATTCTTATACTGTTGGACGGAAATACTACACACGGCTTGAATATCATAGATTTGTTGAGACTACAATGGACGGCGTGACAACCTATCCGTACTACGTTTCTAATAGAGCCTACGTATCAAAATCTCCTCAGAGCATCGGTGATAAGATTGACCTTAAACAGACCAAATGGGCTGATCTGATGGCAGATACACCGCCGATTCTCAAGGCAAATGGTGAGAAGCTGGATGGACCTCTGTATGGAGTGTTGCGGACACCACAGGCGAATAATGTGGATATCAGTGCGCCACTTGGAATTCCAATATTTGCCGAAGCTATCGAAGAACTGAAGGACCTCGACATTGCATACAGCCGTAATGCAAAAGAAATCCTTGATTCTAAGAGGATTGTTCTGGCAGATGAAAGGTTACTCCTTCCAAGCGGATCACCTGTATCCTCTATGACACCACAAGCCATGAAGCTTAGATCAAAAGAATTTGGGCTTCCAGATTATGTGAAGAATGTTTTTGGAGATGATGCAGGGTCTTTCTATCAGGAAATAAATCCGATACTTAACACAGATACCCGTATAAGCGGCATAAATGCCATTTTAAGCCAGTTAGGGTACAAGATTGGATTCTCCAACGGGTACTTTGTTTTCAACGAATCTAGCGGCATTCAGACGGCTACAGGAGTGGAAGCAGAACAGCAGAGGACAGTGCAGTTCATTAAAGATGTTCGAGACAAACTGGAATCCTGTCTGGACGAAGTTATCTACGCGCTGAATGTTTACGCTGACCTGTACGGACTTGCACCTGTCGGAGCTTATGAAGTCAATTATGATTTCGGAGATATCCTGTATGTGCGTGAAAACGACCGTGCAAGATGGTGGCAGTATGTGACTACCGGCAAGGTCCCGGCATGGTTGTATTTCGTGAAATTTGAAGGAATGACGAAAGACGAGGCGGTATCAATGACAAAAGAAGCAGAAAAAACACAAGCAAAAGGATTATTTGATGATGAATAAAAAAGAGGGATTTATTTTCCCTCTGAATTAGATTTTAAATAATCAGATATTAATTTTTCAAGAATAGATGCTACGGAACACTTTTCTTTAATTGCAAGAATTTTAATTTGCTCCAATAAATTTTCATCTATGGTAGTCGTAAATTTAATTTTACCCATTATGGCACCTCCTTTAATACGAATATACCATAAATACGTATAGACGTAAAGAATAAAATATGCTACAATATACGTGAATTAGTATATACGTATAAAAGGAGAACATGATATGAAGAATCAGATAAGATTGCATCTTGAGGGTGAAAGATATGGAAAGCTTGTAGTTACGGAAGAAGCCGAACCAATTTATAGTAAAACAGGTAAAATGATTCGGAGGTGGAAATGTAAATGCGATTGTGGAAATATTACAATCGTTAGGCATGGAGATTTAAGAAATGGAAGTACTGTAAGCTGTGGATGCTATAATTATGAAAAAGAATCAGTTGTAAAAACACATGGGTATTCTCGCACAAAGCTTGGAAGAGTTTTTGATGGAATGAAACAGAGATGCAACAACCCGAACAATAAGAATTATGAAAAGTACGGAGGAAGAGGGATAAGAATCTGTACGGAATGGTTAAATGATCCGAAAAAATTCTTTGACTGGGCTATAAAAAATGGATATAAAGAGGGATTGTCTATCGACAGAATAAATGTAAACGGGAATTATGAGCCAGATAATTGCCGTTGGACTGATAGCGAAACTCAGTGCTTGAATCAGAGGATAAGAAAAGACAATAAAACAGGATACAAGGGAATTTATTATAGCAAGGGAGTGTATAGAGTGCAAATTAGAAGAAACAAGAAGAGATATTATTTTGGATCGTATAAAACATTACCTGAAGCAGTAAAAGCATTAGAAGAAGCGAAAGCAATGGTCAAAGAAGCTCAGCCAGACGAACCAAAACTGTTTGGAGATGAGTAGTTATGTTAAGCCCAGAATATTTACGGCAAATTACAGAGGGCAGTGAACAAATTGCAGAAGAACTGCACCAGTATATCATCTCTGAGATCGTGTCGCGAATGATGGCAAGAATCGGCAGAGGCGAGGATTATATCCTAACCAATGCCGATGCGTGGAGAATCAGAACGCTACAGGAATCTGGTGAACTGCTAGAGGACATTCTGGCAGAATTATCAAAATACACCAAACGTGAACAGCAGGAACTTCTTGAAGCGTTTGAGGATGCCGGAATCACTGCAATGAATTACGATGATAAGGTATATAAGGCAGCAGGGTTAAGTCCTGTACCGCTTGAGCAGTCTCCAGCTATGATAAGGCTCATGGAGCGAAATATGCTTGCGACTATGGGAGAGTGGAAGAACTTCACGAGAACAACCGCAAGTGCCGCTCAGAGGTTATATATCGAGCAATGCGACCTTGCATATAACCATGTGATGAATGGGGCAGTTGGGTATACGCAAGCCATCAAAGAGGCAGTTAATAACGTTGTATCAGATGGTGTAACGGTCACATATCCATCTGGCAGAAAAGATACGATTGAAACCGCAGTTGCACGTTCTGTTAGAACTGGTGTGGCACAGGCTACGGGAGATATATCCCTAAAACGCATGGAAGAAATGGACTGGGATTTAGTTCTGGTCAGTGCTCACATAGGAGCCAGAACAGGTGACGGCGGTGAGAATCCGGGCAATCACTCATGGTGGCAAGGCAAGATATACTCTCGTTCTGGCAAGAGTAAGAAATTTCCTCCGTTCTCATTGACCGGATACGGGACGGCAAGTGGACTGTCAGGGGTCAACTGCCGGCATAGCTTTGGAGCCAGTGATGGGGAATTTAATCCTTATACAGAATTATCAGCACAGGACAAAGCTGACAAAGGTAAACAGTACGAAAAAGAACAGAGACAACGTACTTATGAACGAAGAATCCGAAAAACAAAACGGGAAGTTCTCGGAATGCAAGCGGCGGTTGATAACTGTAAGGACGAACAGACAAGATTTGCACTCCAGCAAGACCTTGACCGGAAGTCTTTTCTTCTCCAAAAACAAAATGCTGCATATAAGGATTATTGCAAACGGAATGACCTGAGGGAACTGCAAGACCGGCTCATGATCGCGAAGTGGAACCGTCAGAGCGCCGCAAAAGCCAGAGGAGCGGCAAAGAGATATGAAACAGCAAAGGGGATTGGCTGATGGATAGATGGGAATATTTCAATCCGAATCCTGTTAAGGATAAGAGAACAGGAGATTGCGTTGTCCGGGCAATATGCAAAGCAACCGGCTTCGATTGGGAAACGGTATTCGCTGGATTAATGGTACAGGCATGTACTCTGTCAGATATGCCGAGCGCGAATTATGTCTGGGGTGCGTATCTCTATAAGCATGGATACAGACGCAAACTGATAGAACAGTCAGAGCGATATATCTATACAGTCAACGACTTCTGTACAGACCATCCGACAGGTACGTATATCCTCTGCATAGATGGTCATGTGGTGACAGCACAGAACGGCAAATATTTTGATACATGGGATTCCGGTAATGAGATCCCGGTATATTACTGGGAAAAGGAGTAGTTAAATGAGCATATCAGAATTTGTACAGATTTTCCTCTCTATCTGCGGAGGGGTGTCTATTGTCGGAGGAGCGGCGGCTGTAATCTTTAAATGGATTACTCCGGCATTCCGACTTAATAAGCGAGTAGAGACACTGGAAGAACATGATAGACGAGATTATGAAAGTCTTCAGAGAATTGCAGAACGTGACTCATTAATTCTGGAAGTGTTATCGACTATGCTGGATAGCCAAATCAGTGGGAACAATGTCGAGGAGCTAAAAAAAACAAAACAGAAGCTCACGGAGTATCTTGCACAGAATCAACGTTAATTGCATTAATAAGGGGTATGCTCATGAAGTTATATGTATTCACTAAGAAAGATATAGACAGGTTCTTGACAGAGTGTAATTTTACGCCGGACGAAGAAAAACTGTTTCGGCTGAGATGTAAGGAACACACTCTTGAGTACTGCGCTGAGGAAATGAACGTGAGCATATCCACGGCAAAACGATTAAGCCGGAGGGTGAACAATAAAATAATTAAAGTATGCTGATACTTTTCAGATACTTATATGGGTCTTAGACGAACTGTCTAAGGCTCTTTTTTTATGTAAAAATAGTCATAGAAAGTCATAGAATAAGTCATAGGAGGTGTACGAGATGGCATTATATAACAATCCTTATCAATATAGTTTTGGCGTTCCGGGGCAGATGAACCAATTTCAGCAACAGCCTGTCCAGATGCCAGCTCAACCAGTACAGCAACGCTTGTGCAATCCAGAACACCATGAACAGCAACACAAGAGACATTATCGACAGCCAGAACGCCGGAACAAGAGCGATTCTTGACTATCTCTGCAATGAAAAGATTTCTAACCTGCAGGCCGAGAACAATGATCTCAGACGCGCTGCTTCTCAGGATCGCCAGTCTGCACTTCTCACAACTGCAATGGCTTCTCAGACACAGCAGCTCATTAATGCAATTAATCCAGCACCAATTCCGGCATATCAGGTTCCTAACCCGAACACATTTTACGGATGCGGATGCAATACTGGATGTAATTGCTAATAACTTCATATCGAGAGTATCTTTCGATTGATTCGGATGTCGGCTTATGCCGTATTACACAGAGGGGCAGGCCGAGACCTGTCCTTTTGTGATATGAAAGGAGTAAAAATTATGGCAGAATTTACAAATGTAGCTGCTCAGACTGTAGCAGCAAATGGAAACGTAGTATTTTCAAACACAGCAGTTAAAGGTTCTAACTGCATTCAGCACAGAGAGGGAAGCGGAATTATTACGCTGAGAGGATTGACTAATCAGTGCAAAGCGAGATTCTTTGTGGATTTTTCTGGCAATATCGCAATTCCAACAGGCGGTACTGTCGGAGCTATTTCTCTGGCTATTGCAATCTCTGGCGAACCTGTATTATCTTCTCAGATGATCTCTACACCGGCAGCAGTAGACCAGTACAACAATGTGTCCTCTGGCATCTATATTGATGTACCTCGTGGATGTTGCGTTAATATCGCAGTAGAGAACACTAGCGATCAGGCAATTTCTGTTGCGAACGCAAACATTGTTGTGACCAGGGAAGCGTAGGAGGTGCGATTATGAGAGACATTAAAGACTTATGTGCAAGAATCGAAGACGAACTGTCCAAAATCGCTGATAATGGACTGACCACCGGAAATCTGGAAATGACATACAAGCTGATTGATATGTATAAAGATATCAAGAATACGTATTACTGGGACAAAAAAGTGGAATATTACAACACTGTCCTTGATGAGATGCGTAGCGGCTACAATGACGATTACAGCGAACGCGGAAGAAAGCGTGACAGCATGGGGAGATACAGTGCAAATGACGGCAGGATGATGCCGGATTACGACAGGGGTAGTTCTTATGCCAGACGTGGTGAGCATTATGTCAGAGGGCATTACAGCCGTTCTGACGGACGAGATGCTTATGACGACTATATGACACAGAAACAGAGCTATCGTTCCGGCAAATCTGAGGACTGCAAAAGAAAGATGCTTGCTGCTCTGGAAGAACACCTGGACGAACTCACAACAGAAATGAGCGACATGTCCAAGGACGCAGAGTGCCGGGAAGAACGTGATCTTGTCAAGAGATACGTGGAAAAACTCCGGGATATGCTCTAATTGGCTAAAACATGTACCACAACTTTTGGAAAGGTTTGTGGTACAATGTATTTATGAGGAAGATTCGTAAGTGGTTTCCGCCACTTGACATAGACATTTTTCATTGATTCCTCCTTTCTCGGGTGCGTGTCCTTAATAGAAAATGCAGTGGCCGGATTGTCACATAAGATGCATGAGGTTGAAAAGCGGATGCAATTTCCGACACGTGCCATTACTGTCTATATGACTTGCTCGCTCGCATAGACAGTACGCACCTCCTTGTAAAAGGTAAATGGGCGGACAGGCGCCCGGAACAACTCGTGGCAGGCATGACACGTTAAACACCTTGCTAACCCGGGAATCCGGGTTGACGAAATGTAGCTCAGGTGGAAGAGCGGAGGACGCATAGTCCTTGACGTCGGTGGTTCGAGTCCACCCTTTTCGATTACCTTGCCAGTGGTCTAACTGGCTTAATCCATACCTGCGGCGGCAGGTCAATAAACACGACCAGGAGGATATGTATGCAGAAACTTATTGACACATTAAAATCATTTGGAATCGAGATCCCGGAGGACAAACAGGCAGATGTGAAGAAAGCACTCTCTGAGCATTATAAGAATGCGAAAGAAGTAGCAAAAACTCTGTTAAAGGTCGAAGGAGAACGAGACAGCTGGAAAGAACGTGCTGAGACAGCAGAGGAAACCCTGAAAGGTTTTGACGGTATCGACCCGGCGAATGTTAAGACCGAGTTAGAGACTTGGAAGCAGAAAGCGGCAGATGCAGAAAAAGAGTTTAATGCAAAAATCTATGACCGTGATTTCTCAGATGCTCTGAAAGCAGCACTCGACGATGTTAAGTTTTCCAGTGAAGCGGCTAAGAAGTCTGTTATGGCAGACATCAAGGAAGCAGGATTGAAACTAAAAGACGGCAAAATCCTTGGACTGAACGACTTAATCGAACAGATGAAGCAGTCTGACGCGTCTGCTTTTGTGGATGAATCTCAGCAACAGGCTCAGCAGAATCAGGCGAGATTTACCACTCACGTTGGACAGCAGCAGACACCAGGAAGCATGACAAAGAAAGATATCGAGGCAATTAAAGATCCGTCCGAGAGACAGGCTGCAATTGCTCAGAATATCCAGTTATTCCAGTGATTTTTTTACACCGACTATACGACAGAGTATAGTCGCTAACCCAATACCTTAACAATTATGGGTAGAAAGGACTTTTTATATGACAGCAAAAGCTAATCTTATTATGACAAATGATATCCAGGTCACAGCACGCGAGATTGACTTCGTCACCAGATTCGAAAGAAACTGGCAGCACTTACGTGACATCCTGGGCATCATGAGACCTATCAAAAAACAGCCGGGTGCTGTACTCAAGTCCAAATACGCAGAGGGTACTTTACAGAGTGGAAATGTTGGTGAGGGCGAGGAAATCCCTTACAGCAAGTTTACCGTGAAAGAAAAGACCTATGCGGAAATGACTATCGAAAAGTATGCAAAGGCTGTATCTATCGAAGCAATCAAGGATCATGGTTACGAGAACGCCGTTCAGATGACCGATGATGAATTCCTTTTCCAGCTTCAAACCAGTGTTACTGAAAGATTTTATGATTATCTGAAAACAGGTACCCTCACATTCACAGAGACCACATTCCAGATGGCTCTGGCAATGGCCAAGGGCCGTGTAGAAAACAAATTTAAGCAGATGCACAGAAATGTGACTGGCGTTGTTGGATTCGTTAACATTCTGGATGTGTACGAGTATATCGGTGCAGCTGATATCACTATTCAAAACCAGTTTGGTTTCCAGTATATGAAAGACTTCCTAGGATTCAACACGATCTTCCTGTTATCCGACAGCGAGATCCCGAGGGGAACAGTTATTGCCACACCTGTTGAGAACATCGTTCTTTATTATGTGGATCCGAATGAATCCGATTTCGCAAGAGCAGGACTTGTATACACTGTATCCGGTGAAACAAACCTGATCGGATTCCACACACAGGGCAACTACCACACAGCAGTATCCGAAGCATTTGCAATCATGGGACTTACCCTCTTTGCAGAGTACATTGATGCTATTGCTGTCGGAACCATCAGCACAACTCAGACGCTTGGAACTCTGACCGTAAATTCTGCAGCAGGAAGTAAAAGTGGAGATACCAAAGTGACTGTTACTCCGGCAAAAGCAAACGCAGGAAATATGTACAAGTACAAAGTCGCATCTTCTGAGACAACCGTAGACTACGGACAGAACGTGAAGAACTGGAGCGCATGGGATGGCGAATCCGACATTACAGCAACAACAGGGCAGGTAATCACAGTGGTTGAATGTGACAGTACCTATAAAGCACTGAGTGCTGGACACGCGACTGTAACAGCAAAATGATGATCGACTAGGAGGTAACTGGCATGGCTTATGCAGATTATAAATTCTATACAGAATCATTCGGCAATGTCGTGCCAGAAACCGACTTTCCACGACTGGCAGAAAGAGCCAGTGATTTTGTGGACACAATGACGTTTGACAGACTGGTGGACGGACTGCCAACAAACGAACGCTCACAGAAACGTATCAAAAAGGCGGTCTGTTCATTGGCTGAATTAATGTATCAGATTGAACTTGCTGAAAAGAATGCAATCAATCAGGCATCAGCAAATCTTACCGACACGAATGTCGGGAACATTTCAACAGGCATTGTAACATCTATAAGTTCCGGCAGCGAATCCATCTCTTACGCAACGCCCCAGCAGAAAGCATCGGGCGCAAAGGAATGGAGTGCGGTATATGCCGCCGCCGGAGATGTACAGAAAACGAATGACTTGCTCTTAAAGACAGCTTTGCCGCTTCTGATGGGAGTAAGGACGGATGAAGGAATACCGATTTTATATGCAGGATTTCAAGGTTAATATCTTAGGCTCTGAATGGAGTGTGAAGTTCGGGAACAAGAAAGAATATCCGAATCTGGCGAATGTAGATGGCTATACTGATTTATCAATACGGGAAATTGTGGTTGATGATATGGAAGCATCACAGGGACAGATTGGAGTAAAAGCAGACCTTAAAAGCTATCAGAAACAGGTTGTTAGACACGAAATCATCCATGCATTTCTGCTTGAATCTGGGCTTGATTCCAATTCAAACAGTGCTGACAGTTGGGCTGTGAATGAAGAAATGGTCGACTGGTTTGCTATTCAGTCACCAAAAATTTTTAAAGTATTCAATGAACTTAAATTGATGTGAGGTGATAATAATGGACATTTCAACACTTGGCTCATGTATTGCAATCGTTATGATCTGCTACATCGTGGGAATGGGCTGTAAAGCATCAAAAAGAATCTCTGATGAATGGATTCCGGTAATCATGGCGGTTATTGGTGGGATTCTCGGAGCTGTCGGGATGGGAATTATCCCGGATTTCCCGGCATCGGACTATATCACGGCAGTTGCGGTCGGTATGTTTAACGGATTGTCGGCTACTGGTGTGAATCAGGTTATTAAGCAGACAGTGCAGAAAGAGTGATCTTATGGGTGGACGTGGTGGAAGTAGTGGACTAAGTTCCAGCGGAACCAGCGGACTTGATGTAATCAGAAATGGCGAAACAACGAGGTATTATTTCTCAAACAAGAACGGGCGGCACTACTATCAGATTGGAATAGGTGGTGCGCCACAGCCTACTCCGCTGAATATGTCTGCGAGTGAATTCAAAAAAAGAGCAGCATCCAACGGCGCTACTGTGAAAAATATCTCCGCGTCTGAGATGAGAAAAGATCAAAAAGCGTATAAGGCTGATCGTAAGGCGACAAATACATTCTTAGACAGAGAAACAGCATCGAACAGGACGCTGTCCAGTGGTTCGAGAGCAGATGCAAAAGTCAACCGCGTAAACCGCCGCAGACGTCGAAGAAAATAGCCTATGGCAAAAAAAGAGACAAGCATAGCTTACGAAAATCTGAACCGCCGCATCTTCCCTGGTGTCGGCGAATACGGTATACCGCAGATAGAACCAGAACTATTCGAGAGCAACTGCGAATTTGTCGGTTTTAATTATGCCAGAGGTAAATGCAGTAATCCAGAAGAGAAAGCTGTTCATTTCTTTTTAGATGATTACCAATTCGATGCACTATGGAGAAATCCAGACAGATATGCGGATAAGTTGAACAAATTCCGGTACATTTTGACACCGGATTTCAGTACCTACACCGATTTCCCTAAAGCCATCCAGATATACAACCATTACCGTAAACACTGGATAGGTGCATATCTGCAAGAATATGGTTGTCATGTGATTCCAACGATCTCATGGAGTACACCGGATTCTTACGATTGGTGCTTTGATGGAGAGCCAGAGAGTGGAACAGTTGCGGTATCTTCTGTTGGTTGCATGAATGGAAAGAAAAAGAAAGAACTATTTCTTTCTGGTTACAATGCCATGATTGAACGATTGCACCCAGAAAGCATTATCTTTTACGGGAAAGTGCCGGAAGAGTGCAAAGGCAATATTGTCCGAATAAAACCATTCTCTGATAGATTTTCAAAAGCAATATGTGAAGGATAGGAGGGTATCATGTACGAAAAAACTGTGACGATTTTTGATTATTACGAATCAGCCACGACAGGAGATGCGTACTGGTATCCTCATGTTTTATCCGGCGTTGACCTCATTACGGACAAGGGAGCAATCCTAAAGAAGTACGGACCAGACGCAACTGACAACGCGCAGTTACACGTTCGATATACCGTCCAGAACGGCGATATAACCATTGCTGATAAAGACGGCAAGATTCTTCCATGGGTGCCGCCTAAAGAGTGGAAACAGCAGATTAACAACGCTCTGGAAGATACTATTACATTCTCGGACGAATCGTTTTTCTGGGAGGGCGAGTGGACTGGTGGAACGGTAATTGACAGTGATTATCGGAATGGATTCTACCAGTACATGAATGAGAACGAGGATAATGTGTTCAAGATTACCAGTGTTGGTGGTCCATATACACTGATTCCACACTTTGAGATTCTGGGTAAGTAATATGAGTAAGATTCATCATTTTAAAGGGTTCTCCATAGTCGATGGAGATATGAAAATAAAGCTAAATATGGACAGGCTCTCCAGACAGTATCAAGAAGCCCAGTATCTCCTTGACGGAATGGTTATGGACAGTATGGTTCCGTTTATGCCAATGATTACCGGAAATTTTATCAATCGAACAAGAGTTGAGAGCACATCCTTGCAAGGAACTGGGAAAGTATGCGCGGCGGCGGCCCCTTATGGGCGTTTTCTGTATGAAGGAAAAGGAATGGTCGACGAAGCAACTGGAAGTCCCTACGCAAGACGTGGAGCAAAGAAAGTTCTCGTTAGTCAGTTTTCTGGTCAGACAGCCGCAAAAGAGAATCTTGAATACACCAAACAGGCTCACCCACGGGCACAGGCAAATTGGTTCGATGCCGCTAAGCGACAATACGGTAGTACATGGATTCGCAAAGTAAAAGCACAGGCAGGAGGTGGCAGACATGGCGGATAAACCTATCGGTAAGGATGCAACCGGATATGAGATTCTGACAGATGCCATGAAAGCACTTCTAAACCAGTATCCGGGACTGTACGAAAATGAAACGATCAAATTTGAGGAACTCGGCAAGGAATCCGGAATTGCATTCTCAGCAGACAACGGGGCGTTGATCTATTTAGAAAAAGAAGATGTCTGCGGAACGATGCATCAGGTATGCCAGTATCCATTTTACGTGGTATACCGAACAGCATCCGACAAGGAACGACAGAAGTTATCTGTTCAGAAGTTCCTTGACAATCTCGGTAAATGGATATGTCGAGAACCAGTTGTCATAAATGGCTCTGAGACACGCTTAAATGCGTTTCCTGAACTTTCGCAGGGACGAGTGATAAAACGTATCACCCGTGACAACTCCTATGGTTTAGAACCGCAGGAGAGTGGAGTACAGGATTGGCTATTGCCATTATCAGTGCGCTATGAAAACGCTTATGAAGTAATATAACAAGTAACAACCGGCTATCAATTGGAGATAGTTGCTAACCTACACAGCCTTTTAAAAGTTATAGGCAGAAAGGACATTTCTATGGCAGTTACAGGCAAAATTGACCGTAAATATATGGCTCATTACATCGATGCGGGTTCTCTCTGTGGAGGACTGACACCGAAGTATGAACGTCTTGGAAAAGATCTGGAAGAGTATAACGTAGAACTCAATCCAGATACTGAAACATCTAAAAACATTCTTGGAGAATCCACATTCAAACATAACGGCTACGAAGTTTCTTCTGATGCTGATCCGTTCTATGCAGATACCACATCAGACCTGTTCACAGCGTTGCAGAAGATTGTAGATGGACGTCTCAAAGATGACAACCTCAAAACAAAAGCAGTTGAGGTTCATCTGTGGACAGAAGCTACAGCAGGAAAGTATGAAGCATATCAGCAGGACTGCTACGTTGTGCCGACAAGCTACGGCGGCGATACATCCGGCTATCAGATTCCATTTACCGTTAACTATGTCGGCGAACGTGTAAAAGGAAAATTTGACATCAGTTCCGGTACGTTCACAGCTGACAGCGAATAAGCACATATACAAGGAGGATGCACTAAATGGCAAAAGTAATTAATACCAAAATTGATGATGGAATTCTCATTTTTACATTCACCAACAATGAAGATGAAGTTTTTTCTTCTTTCAAGCTTAACCCGACGGATATCAATGTGGCAGCACGTGCAGAAGAGCTGACAGAATACTTTGAGCAGCTTAAGGATTCTATCCAGAAAGTCACTTCCGGCAAAGAAATGGCTGAACTGAATAAACAGATCGAAGACAAAATCAACTATCTGCTCGGATATGAAGCGTCAAAAGACTTGTTCAAGGAACCGATCACAGCAACCACTGTTTTCGGTAATGGTCAGGTGTTCGCTTACATTGTTTTGGATAAGATCGCAGAAGCAATCGCACCGGAAATTGAAAAGAGAAAAAAGAAAATGCAGGCAGCAGTCAATAAGTATACGGAAAAGTATGCAAAATGACCGCCTATGAGCTTCCCACCTCACTCAACATCAGTGGGGTGGATTTTTCTATTAGGACAGATTTTCGAGCGATCATTGATATTCTCATAGCCATGAGCGACCCAGAACTGGATGAACAGGCGAAAGCGGTAGTTATGTTACAAATTCTGTTTGAGGACTGGCAGAACATACCGTCTGAGTGCCTGGACGAGGCTTGCCAGAAAGCATCGGAGTTCATCGATTGCGGACAATCTGACGATGATCCAAACCACCCAAAAGCCCGTTTGATGGACTGGGAACAAGATGGAGGCATAATCATTCCGGCTGTAAACAAGGTTGCCGGAAAAGAAATCAGATCCGTACCATATATGCACTGGTGGACGTTCTTTGGCTACTTTATGGAATCTGGGGAATGCCTATTTAATACAGTTGTCGGGATCCGGTCAAAAAAGGCAAAAGGCGAACGCCTGGATAAATGGGAAAAGAAATTCTATCAAGAAAATAAAAACACAATTGACATAAAAACACGTCTCAGCGAAGAAGAGCAAGCTTATAAAGATAAGTTGAATGAGATGTTGAACCTCAAATAGTTAGGAGGTGGACGTATGGCTGCTGATGGCTCAGTCATTATTGATACCAGAATGGATACAACCGGTGTCCGAAATGGCGTATCAGCTATAAAACAGTCATTTAACGGCCTTGGGAGTGCTGTAAAGAAAATCGGTCTGCTGATTGGCGGGGCGTTTGCTGTCGGCAAATTGGTACAGTTTGGGAAAGAGTGCGTGGAGCTTGGTTCCGACCTCGCAGAAGTACAGAACGTGGTCGATGTTACATTTACCACCATGTCGGATAAAGTCAATGAATTTGCAAAGAATGCCATGACTTCTGCTGGCCTATCTGAAACTATGGCAAAAAGGTATGTCGGCACGTTCGGCGCAATGTCCAAGTCGTTCGGATTCTCCGAAGCGCAGGCTTATGATATGTCAACGGCTCTAACGCAGCTGACTGGTGATGTAGCATCGTTCTATAACATTTCGCAAGACCTGGCTTATATAAAACTGAAGTCAGTTTTTACAGGAGAAACGGAAACACTTAAAGACTTGGGTGTTGTTATGACACAAAGCGCACTTGACCAGTACGCACTTGCAAACGGCTACGGCAAAACCACATCTGCTATGACTGAACAGGAGAAAGTAGCTCTCCGATTGGCTTTTGTGCAGAAGCAGTTATCAGCTGCATCTGGAGATTTCATTCGTACTTCAGGCAGCTGGGCGAACCAGGTGCGAGTGATGCAGTTACAGCTGCAATCTCTCAAGGCAACAGTCGGACAGGGACTGATTAATATTTTTACACCTGTTCTGAAAGTAATTAATGTTCTGCTCGGTAAGCTGGCAACGTTAGCCAATGCTTTTAAATCCTTTACGGAATTAATCACCGGTAAGAAATCCTCTGGTCAGACAAGTGGAAGTGGAGCAGGTCTCACAGGCGATGCAAGCGGCGTGCAGGATACGGCAGACGCTTATGGACAGGCGGCAGACAACGCCAGCAAGCTTGCGGATTCTACAGAAGATGTAGCCGATGCAACAAAAGACGCAGCTAAAGCTGCGAACGGATATCTGAGTCCACTTGATGAGATTAATCGGTATTCAACTCAGAATACATCGTCAACAGCAAGTAAAGTCCCGTCCTCAGGAACAGGATCAGGAGGAAGCCCTGGTGGTCTAGCCGGAGCTGTCGGGAGCGTTGATTATGGAAAAGTAGCAGAGGGTGAAACCGCTCTGGATAAAATCAGCAAATCAGCTGAAAAGCTTGCGAAGCTCTTAAAAAAGCTCTGGAAACCATTTCAGGACGCTTGGGAAAAAGAGGGCAAGAACACCATTAGTGCGGCGCAGATAGCCTTGTCGGGAATCGCAAAGCTCGCTAAGAGTGTAGGCAGGAGCCTTGTAGAAGTCTGGACAAATGGCACAGGTACGACAATGCTTACAACCATGCTGAGGATTGCTCAGAATGTGCTTAAAACTATTGGGAATATTGCTTCCGGTTTTGCTGACGCATGGAACAAGAATAATGTCGGAACGCAGATTATCCAGAATATTGCAAATGCTCTTGTGGTAGTTATGCAGTTCATTGAGAGGATTGCCGCAGATACGGCGACATGGGCGGCGAACTTGGATTTCTATCCATTGTTGGAATCTATCAGTAATTTGACAAGTGCATTTGCACCAATTCTGGAATCCATTGGAAATGTACTTGAATGGATTTACAACAACATTGTCCTCCCGATGCTAAAATGGGTCATTGAGGTAGGGCTTCCGACAGTGATTAATCTGGTGTCAAAAGTAGCTACGTTTCTCGCCGATCATCAGTCGATCGTTGAAGCGTTCGGTGCGGCCCTGATCGGGGCGTTCGCAGCGGCGAAGATTGCAGGATTGGCGTCGATAATCATTAAAAACGTGTCTGGAATCGCTATGGCCGCAAAGGGGCTTATCTCGTTAATGACTGGTACAGGCGGCATCATGGGCGGTATCAAAGCCATTGCAACAGCTATCGGACCAGGTGGAGTCTTTGTTCTTGCAGTCGGCGCATGTATTGCGATTGGTGTATTACTGTACAAAAACTGGGACAAAATCAAAGAAATGGCTGGAAAGGTATGGGATTGGATTTCTAATAAAACAAGGCGTTTTGTTGAGGATATTGGGAATAAACTCAGAGGTCTAGCTACCAAAATGACGACCATTTGGGGGAACATAAAAGCCAGCGCGCATCAGAAATGGAATGCTATATGGTCTACTGTTAGTGGCTTTGCTGGAAGAATCAAGAACGCTATTGTTGATAAATTCACATCCGCCAAAAACACTGTAGTCGATGTATTTAACGGAATGAGAGATGCTATCAGGTCTGTTCTGAACAATATCATAAGTGTTGTAAATGGCGCTATCAGCAAAGTAAACGGAGTTGTTAGTGCGATTGAATCAGCATTCTCTTTCGGCCCATGGAAAGTACCGACTCCATTCGGCTCAAAGACTATCGGGTTTAAAGCTACTTTCCCAAGAGTTCCGACAGTTCCGTATTTGGCTAAAGGCGCAGTCATTCCACCAAGAAGCGAGTTCCTTGCGGTCTTAGGCGACCAGAAGCAGGGTAACAACATCGAGACACCGGAAGCTCTGCTCAGAAAGATCGTCCGGGAAGAAACAGCAGGACGACAGGCTGGCGGTGGAAGCTGGCGATTTACAGCTCAGATCAACCGCAGGACGCTGTTTGACGAGATGATGAAAGAAGCGCAGATGAGACGAGATACAAGCGGCAGAAACCCGTTTGAGATGGCATAGAAAGGAGAGTGTTATGGAAAAATATAAAATCAACGGAACGATAATTTGGCAGCCGGACAAAGGCCTTGCGCTCTCCTTCGCCACGACTTACACGGAATCCAGCCAGAGGACGCAATACGGTGTAGGTTACTTTACACCGATGTTTACCGTAGAACAGTATACGTACAAGGCTAGCGATCTCCCGATGGCAGAGGCAACCAAGATTTTGCAGATGGTGGCAAAAGGTTATAAATTTACGCTTCATTATTTCTCGCCATATTACGGAGTTTGGAGAGACGCTCCGTTCTACGTAGGGCAGACACAAAACATAGCTATCGGAGAATTATCAGATGACAGAAAAATACTATCATCGCTAGAATTTAACATGACGGGGGTGAATCCACTGTGATTAACGTAAGCAACGCATTTAGAGAAAAACTTGAAGCTGGTGAACCAGTCAGAATGGTAGTGGATATCACCTTTCCTGACGGGACGAAAAAGACCATTGACAAAGATGTCATGAACGGCGACAACGGGTTTTCCGACTGTGCAGATAGCAGCAGTTTTCCGGTCGGCGCTACTATCTGTAAAACGCTAACACTGAGCATCAATAACGATCAGGAACAGTGGAAGAGCTACAACTTTTACGGAGCTAAGATTCACGCTTATCTGAAGCTTCAGACGTCGTATGCAGCACCGGAATCTGTAAGCGCACTGTTAGATGAAAGTTATAACCCGATTCTGGACAGTACCGGTGATCCTATCATCGCAACACAGGCAGCTACAAAAGATATCATCGAAACTATAGATAAGGGAGTCTATACGGTCACTACGCCGGAACAGTACTCAGATATCATCAATGTTACGGCGCTGGATGATATGTATAAGGCAAATAAGACATATACCAGCGGATTAAAACTGCCGCAGTCGCTCATTAACCTTGTAAGAGATGCTTGTAAGACTGTCGGCATAGGCATGAATCTAACTATGGACCATGGCGATATTATAATAAGAAGCATTCCGGACAGTATGACGTTTCGCCAGTTGTTCGGGTACGCAGCTATGGTTGAGTCTGCAAATGCCCGGATTGATTATTCCGGGAATCTCCAGTTTGTAAAATGGGATTTTGGGAAAATGGAATCTGACAATGCCGCGACTGTGGATACAGATGGTTTTATTCATTTCGGCGATGCTAACCCGTCTATTGATACCGACGGTTTTGTTTCTCTGCCAGGATGGACTATTAACGCAGAGGGGTTCCTGGCTCTCACATCCGGCCCGGGTAGTGACGTTCAGAGGCTGATGGCTTATGCGAACCCGCCTGCGCTTTCCAGTGATGATATCGTTATTACCGGAATTCGATTGAAAAACGGAGAAACGGACGACAATACTGACACAGATCATTCAGGCATGTACGGAGAAGAGGGGTATGTCCTCGAGCTTGAGAATGAACTGATTGATACCGATCAGCTTCAGACGGTGGCAAATATCATCGGTGAACAGATTGTAGGCGTAAGATTCCGAAACCTTGAAGGAGATCTTATATATGAGCCGACCGTAGAATTCGGCGACATGGTTTATACTTACGATCGGTCGGGTAACAAATACGTTACTCCTCTGACAGATGTATCAGGTAACGTGGGTGGCCTGACTACAGTTAAGACACAGGCCGATGATCCAATCAGAGGCAGCAGTGACTTTTACGGGAATAGCACGAAAACTATAGTTGCGGCACGTCAGATGGTGCAAAAAGAAAAATCCGCAAGAGAAGAGGCTATACAGAGACTAGCTGAAACGCTTAAATCTTCTAGCGGTCTGTATATGACACAGGGGCCACAACAGGATGGTAGTATCATATACTATATGCACAACAAAGCAACCATAGCAGAATCTAACATAATCTGGAAGCTGACAGCAGAGGCGTTTGCCGTGTCGATTGATGGTGGAAAAACGTATCCTTACGGCTTTGCGGTGACTGGCGAATTAATAATCAGACTGCTCTATGCGGAGGGCATTAATGCTGATTATATTAACGCAGGAACACTCATCGTAAGAGACAAGAGCGGAAATGTGATATTTGAAGCAGACATGGATACCGGAACAGTTACCCTTGACGGAAGTTATGTGACGATCGGCGGTAAGCCACTTGATGAAAAGATTGAAGATGTTGAGAACATGGCAGCTCTGGCCAGAAACATGACCATGCAGCTTGATAATGACTATCAGGGAATCCCGGTCGACAGCGACGGTAACTATACAGAGTTCCCGGAGTGCACCACAACAGCGACTGTCATGTACGGCACACAGGATATCGCAGATAACTGTACGTATACGATTACGACGTCGCAGAATATACAGGGAAGTTGGAACAGGGAAACTAAGACGTACACCGTTACCGGACTGACCGCAGACAGCGGATGGGTGAACATCAAGGCGGCATATCTGAATAACCTTGTCGTATCGAAACAGTTCTCACTTGCGAAACAGTACGCCGGACCGCAGGGAATCCCGGGCGTTGGAATAGATGGAAAGACAACGTATCTGCATATCCAGTACGCACCGGTACAGAACCCGACAGCGGCGCAGATGAGCAAGACGCCAAACAAGTACATCGGAACTTATACGGACTTTTCCGGCGTTGACAGTACCGACCCGACAAAGTACACATGGGCCAAGTTTGAAGGCGACCAAGGAGCGCAAGGTCCAAAAGGGGCGGACGGTAAGTCGTCTTATACGTGGATGAAATACGCTACAAGACCCGACGGCCTTGACATGTCAGACAACCCGGATTATGTGCCACTGTTAGACAGCACTGGCAGTCCGATTCTGGATAGTGCCGGAGAGCAAATCTATACGGTGACACAGGCGACCTATATCGGCATCGCAACGAATAAGGATACGGCTACAGAAAGTGCCAATCCGGCAGACTACACATGGAGCCGGTTCCGTGGCGTCGATGGATATGACGGAAAGGACGGAGCAAACGGCATCCCGGGAAAAGACGGTGAGGACGGAAAGACACAGTACACGCACATTGCCTATGCCAACAGTGCGGATGGCAAAACAGACTTTTCGGTATCTGACGGAAACCGTGAATATATCGGCATGTACGTGGACTTCGTGGAAGCCGACAGCACAGACCCGACGAAGTATACGTGGTCACTGATTAAGGGGGCAAACGGAGCACAGGGCGTGCCGGGAACGCCGGGAGCGAACGGAAAGACGCCGTACTTCCATATCGCATATGCCAACAGTGCGGATGGTAGAACAGGTTTCTCCGTGGATGATAGCGTCAATAAGCTGTATATCGGGCAGTATACCGATTACACGCCAGACGATAGCACTGACCCAACGAAGTATAATTGGACAAAGATTAAGGGCGACCAGGGGACTGCCGGAAGGACTTACTTCTTTCAGAGTAATGCAGATGTGTTGCTAATGGGAGCGGACAAGAAGATAACACCGGCGCCGCTCATTGTAGATTCGTTCTATCGTGATGGAAACGGAGAAGTTGCACAGTCGCAGAAAGGTTGGTGGAAACTTGAAAAATCCACCGACAACGGCGCTACATGGTCGGCGCTCACGGTATCGCAGACTGCGGCACTTGACCGGTTGAATATTAATGTCAATAGCCTGTCACTCAAGGCACATGACATGCTCAAGGTTTCGCTGTACTTTGACCAGTCAAAAACCAAACTTGCGGACTATCAGACTTTTTCCGTTGCGGTTGATGTGGCATCACTGACACAGGAACAGATAGTCGATATCTTGTCAGACGATGGGAAGTTCAAAGGGCTGTACTACGAAAAGGATGAGAGTGGAAACCAGACACTGTTTATTTCATTCAATGTCATGAAAGGTGGCGTCATCAGTCTTGGCGGCACGAATAACGGAAATGGTCAGTTGAAGATTTACGATGCTGACGGAAATCAGATATCGAGATTAGGATATACCGGATATGTCGTACTTAATAAGAACACCGGAAACCCGATGGTATCTCTTAACACTGCCGGATTGCGATTGTATACGGACTACACAGACGCAGTCAACTACAATGCACTGATGCTTGGAAAATACGGGCTGTACGCACAGAAAGTCCAAAATAACGCGCCTGAACTTTGGATGGAAGGTGATACGAGCAAAAAATGGGAAGGCTATATTGTTCGATATCTGAACAATAAAGTCCGAATAAATACAAACTCGCTTTTCACGGATGGATGTGAACTTGGGGCGAATTTTTCAACGGATGGAAGTGCGACTGTTGGTAAAGGCTTGAGCGTAGGCGGAAATGCAACTGTCGATGGAACCCTTATGTTCTACGACTTGCAAAATCAAGCAAAAACATCCGGCAAAGTCAAAAGACAGCCGGTGGCGTCTGTAAGTGCAGTTGGTTCACAGGTGGCTTATTTTTCGTCAGAAAAAGGGGCGCCAGTGGGTTCAACGGCAACATACAGGCGTTTAGGAGTTTGTGCTCAATGGGGAGAGACTTCTAGTGCGGCAGCTTCTTTTGCCACAGACTATTTATATACAACCTCACAAGTTTCCGATATCCGCCTAAAAGAAAACATCGAAAACAGCGAAACAGACGCCCTCGAAACGGTTAATCGCATGAAAGTCCGTCAGTTTGACTGGAAAGAGCGGATGGGTGGATGGCATCAAAACATCGGTTTCGTGGCGGACGAACTGGAAGAAATCGACCCGAACTTGGCTCTGGGTGGCGGATATGACGAAAACGGCGAGATGGATGTTAAGCAGATTAACAGTCCGTATCTTTTGAACTATGCAATCAAAGCCATACAGGAACTTAGTGCAAAGGTTGACGAGCAAGAAAAACGTATCAAGGAATTAGAAAGGAGATTACAATAATGGGAAAATTTAACGAGTATTCACAGAAAGCAACACCGGCGGACAACGACACACTGATGATTTACGACGCAACATCGAAGGCAAACAAGCTTTCACCATTCAGCGGAATCTGGAACTGGATTGTTGGGAAACTGACCAATGCGGTCATCAGCGACTTGCAGACGAACAATAAGACGGTACTGGGGGCGATTAATGAATTAAATAGTAAGGTATTCTTTAACTTTCGAAATCTTTCAACTTTTTCCGTGAAAGTCGAACTTGATAAGGGAATTTATACATCTTTCCTCATGTACGGATCGAGTTCCGCGAATAATGGTTTTTTGTATATTGTTTTTATTAATACAGTTGCGGAAAAACGAGTGGTCAATTTTATTAAAATTGTAGACTTTGCGGCAAGCAGGACTTTTTCAGGTTCATACAGCGATGACACGTCTACATTGACGATAGAGTCCAATGAAACTGTATGGGGAGGTATCAAATTGTTGATGATTAAATAGTATCTCCACCCCTCGTGGGCGGGTTGAAGATGAAGCGATGAATATTATTGAGATTCCCATTTTGTTGATTAAGAAACTTTGAAATCATGAAAGGAGTTGATAAATTGGAAATTAAAGGCATTGACGTATCATCCAATCAGGGAAAACCGGATTGGTCAAAAGTAGCTAAATCCGGCATCAAATTCGCAATCTTGAGAATCCATCAGAGGTCCGGCATTGACGGCTCATTCGAGTACAACTACAAGGGGTGCAAGAACAACGGAATCCTTATCGGTGGGTATAAGTATTCATACGCTCTGACACCAGCTCAGGCTATTGACGAAGCGGAGGATGTGATTGCTGCACTGAACGGGCGAGGACTGGACTTCCCGGTGTTCTATGATCTCGAGTGGTCTAATCAGCGAAAACTCGGTAAACAGGCAGTCGAAAACATTGCAGTCGCATTTCTGACTAGGATGAAGAAAGCTGGTTATAAGGTCGGTATCTACTGCAATCTGGACTGGTATAATAACGTTCTGACTGATGCACTCAGGAAGTATGAGTGTTGGATTGCACGATATCCGGCGAATGATAATGGCACTGTCCAGACACGGCTGAAGCCATCGATCGGTGTAGGTTGGCAATATTCCAGTAAGGGAAAAGTATCCGGTATCAGTGGAAATGTTGATATGGATGTGTTCTACAAGGACTATAGAGGAACGACACAGAAAGGAGAAACAGCAATGGTAAAAATCAGTAACTGCGGACATGATGAAAACGGAAGGTATGCAGGTGGGAAAGCAGGAGATCAGACTGGTACAGAATATCGGATTATGAACTGGTACAGCAGACCGTGGCTCTGTGTCCTGAGATTCAATGACGCAAAAATCGCAGCCATGATTGCAGATATGGCGACAAAAGCGGCCCAGAACAATCTCATCGGGTACGATCAGGGTACTGCCGGAAACAGCAATGACCGGTATTCGTTCTGGCAGCACTTAAAGGCAAGTAACTATGATCCGGCGCAGATCACGGTAGCTTGTGAATCCGATTGCAGTGCGAGCACAGCAGCTATCGTCAAGGGGGCTGGGTATCGCTTAAATAACGCAAAACTCAAGGCAGTCAGTATCTATCTGACGACACGGAACATGAGAGCCGCAATGAAGGCTGCTGGTGCGAAAGTACTGACGGATAGTAAGTATCTGACATCTGGTGACTATTTAAAGGCAGGAGATATCCTCCTGAACGATAATCACCACGTGGCTATTGCTGTTACCACCGGTGCAAAAGTAAGTACACCTTCAACTACGCTTACCGGTACCTTCCAGACAAGACTTCCGATTCTGAGAAAGGGCAGTTCCGGTACAGCTGTGGCAATGCTTCAGGCGATGCTGGGAGTGGAAGTTGACGGACAGTTCGGGAATGACACATATAATTCCCTTAAAGTTTTCCAGAAAAATGTTGGCGTAAAGGCAAATGGAACTTGCGGCATTGATACCTGGAAGAAAGTGATTGAGCATATGAAAGCAAATACGAAATAACGTTCTGATTGATTTTTCCTTCAGAACAAGGTATACTATCAACAGCCGCACAGGGGTTGAACTTATGATGTATATATCCTGTGTGGCTACGCACAAGTGAAGAGTGCAGACTGATTCTGCCGTGCATGAACGGAAGAGCTGTATGTCCCAATTCGGGGGCTGTTAGCAGCGGCACGAGCGGACAGTCAGAAAAGAGTTGGGCCTAAAAACCCGACTCTCTTTTTTTTACGTCAAATTACGATGTTGTGAACAGATATAGATTTACACGGTTAGTCACAAATTAGTCACAAATAAAGACTGAAAAGCCGCATAAACAAAGGATTCTTGGAGATTTTCATTAAAATTAGATTAAAGAAAATGTTTTTGCAGAATCCCTTGTAAAATGCGGAAAAGCCAGTAAAATCAAGGCTTTTCAGACTTTCGTTAGAGTGATTAAGACAGTTTAAAAAAGATAAAAATAGGAACGGTTAGTCACAGTTAGTCACAAACGGGACTTTTATTTTCTCTATTTCTGTTCGGAGTTCTTCCAGGGTTCTGTGACCGTACACAGCGTTCGTGACATCGTTTCCAAACGAATGTCCCAACATCCTCTTCCGGTCGTTCTCCCGGACGCCGTATTTTTCACACAGGGTAGAAAAAGTATGCCGACAATCGTGTGGCGTGTGTTTCGGGTTGCCGGTTATTTTCAAGCGTTCCAATGTAGGGTAGAACAGGGCGTTTCGGTGCTGCGTCTGGGAATAGATGCAGAGCTTACCGTTTTGCGTCAGGACCTTGTTCTTTGCAAACTCATATATGGACGGATGAATCGGAACGATCCTGTCTTTTCCGGCTGCGGTCTTGATGCCGCCCTGGAAATATCTCTCTTCAAGATTTGTCGTAAGCTTCAGCACTTCTCCAATTCGCCAGCCGGAGTAGCACATGATCAGAATGAGCTGTACTTCCGGATCGTCGGTGTTCTGCCAGAGTGTCTGAAGCTCCAGATCGGAAAACGGGGTTCCGTGCTCAGCGTCATCTTTTGCTTTGACAGAAACATACAGTGCCTTGTTTTCCGTGACTATCTCTGAGTAGATTGCGAATTTATACATTTGTTTAAAAAGCATAAGAATCGTGTTTAAGCTCTGCTTTTTGAGTGGGCAGTCGTCAATAACCTTTTGCAAATCCGGCGCCTTCAAGTCTTCAAATGTACGATCATACAGGGACTTGCTGTTAAGATACCCACAGTGGTATGCATTCCTTGAAGACTTCGACAGATCGGTGTCTTCCGGGAACTTCCATGCTATGAACTTTTCGTATACCTCCGAGAACGTCAATTTGTGCGTTTCCGGGTGTTTTTCTTCTGTGCCCTTAAATGTATTGTAGTCCGACAAAATACGGCTTACAAGGGCGTCTGTGTCCGTTGTGTGGGCAATCTCAAGTTCCTTTTCCATACCTGGCTTGTACGTCCCGGCTTTGTAAGCTGTCAGAACGGCGAACCCTTTCAGATAGTCGTCAACGTAGCAGATCGCAGGCGGACGGATCGCTTTTCCTGTTGCGTCCAGTGTTGCCGGTGGGTGAACTGCATAGCAGTTTCTTCGACCCTTGCCGAGATAGCGGATAGACCCGAAACTATTCGGCAATTTCGGGTATTTCTTTCTTTTTGCCATGATTTTCCTCCTTGTATAAAAACAGCCCCTGCCGTTAGGCAGGAGCTAGTCTGGTTTACTCAATCTCGTCAATGTCAAAAGAATATCCGAGGACTTCTCCAACATCTGTGCATTTTCCTTTTAATGTTACTTTATCGCCTTTGGTAAGAGATGCTACCTTTGATTTTTGCTCATCGTTTTTGATATTGCACTGTACACCAATGATCTCAAAGTCACCATCGGCTGTGAGACTGATATATTTTCCGGAGGCATCAATGTTACTGAGATTTCCGGTGATCTCAAGATATTTACCTTTGTACTTGTCAGATGCACCCATTGCGTTACTGTCAAGATCGGACATCATATCGTTAACGGAAACGGCAGTGTACTCGATCGGAGCAGCTTCTTCTTTTGGTTTAGCAGCAGTTTCTTTCTTTTCTGAAGAAGTAGCGGTTGCTGCGCTTTTATCTGATTCTGAATCACTTTCGCCAGCTACAGCTCCGATGATGGCTCCGACAAGGATTATCAGCACAACCCATTTGAGCTTTCCGCCTTTTAATTTTTTCCGGCACTGCGGGCAGACTTTAGCATCTGCCGGAATCTCTGTTTTACAATATTTGCATTTCTTTGTTTTCTCTTCGCTCATGTTTTATTTCCCTCCAATGACGTAGTTTTCATATTTTTCTCTTATTTTCGCAAGTTCTCTTTGCCTGATCGGGACGATCGCGCCAGATACCATCGTAAAAAAATAGCTTACTTCGCTTACCTCGTCCATATTAACTATATAGCTCTGGTGGCAGCGCAAAAATCTTCCGTCAAGACTCTTTTCGATATCATTGAGCTTTCCTCGTTCCTTGTGCGATATTCCGCACGTGCAATGGACCATTATGTATTTGTTCTGGCTTTCGATGTATTCAATATGCCGGAATTCAGCTCTGTGAAAGTAGTCCTTGTTCTTGATAGTAAGCGTTTTTTCACGGATATTTTCAAGCGTCTGCTTAACAACTGAATACATTCTTCCATGCTCAGAGCCTTTAATGATGTAATGAACCGGCAGCACATCAAGTGCATCAAATACATATTCTTTGCGTTCTGTCCAAAAAGTGATATTTCCATAGTATCCGATTTTTCTTAATCTTTTGGCAATCTCTATGCCATTTTCTCCGTTAATGGAGACATCAAGAATTATTATGTCATACCATTCACCATCTGAAACATCGTCGATCAAAGGCTTTCCGCTGGTGTAGGTGGTTAATGCATATCCACCATCACCATGCTCTTTTAGATATCGGTCAATGCTATTTTTGAAAATCTCAATCCGTAAATTATCATCGTCACAAATCGCAATTTTCATGTAAATCATTCCCTTGTAAACATTGTTTTCGCCATTTGCGTTAAATAAGAATTCTATATGTTATAGTTGATTATAGCATCATGCAATATAGTTGTAAATAGACGTTTGTAGGTGATTTTAGAATGAAAAGAGTCAAAAAAGTACTAATTTTGATATCGGTTATAGTTTTTGTCAATTATATAATCCATCTTCCAATGTGCGTGGATGATTATGTACACAAGGATTCTGACATATACTCTGCTCAACACATGTGCAGGCATTCGACCTTGACCAGGAACGCGAAGGGAATTTTGAAAACAGACGGTATTATAGAAACAATAAAAATTCCACTCAAAGCGAACTTCCTTTTTGCAAAAGTAAAAATTATATTCGATATTACGCACATTCCAGTATATCACTGGCAGTTAGCGAGGAGGAACTTGTCTGCCGATGCCACTTTATCGTACCAAAGATAATGTAATTTAAAAGAGAGCAAATGTTTTTGTGCGGTAGGAGGTATAATATGGATTATAAGAAAGAAATTATTGAAATGATAGAAAAAGCAGACCATGACCAATTATATACAATATTTAGATTTATAATATCATTTCTAGGACTGAAATAAAGAAAAGGGGCAGGAGTTACATCCTGTCCCTATCTTTTTACTCCTCTTTCTTGTCCGCTAAAGCGTTCGCAAGTTTCTGAAGTGTTTCCCATTCTGATTCATTTAGATTAGCAAGTATTTCTACTAATCGTATCTTGAAGCTATCTGCTTCTCCATTCAGAACCGAACCAACGAAATCCGCAATCTCAGATTTTCTTTTATTCTGAATAAACATTTCGCCTGTTCCCTCAGTCAACCATTCGTAGTTGACTTTGAATTCCCTACAGATATCCTTGACAGTTCGATCTGATGGAACTCTTTCTCCTTTTTCTATCATCCAAACAAAGTTCTTAGATACCCCGATTTTCTCGGCGAACTCATCCTGAGTCATCTTCGCAGTCTTTCTTATTTGTTGAATCCTGGTATTCACTCTTTTCACCTCCTATTCTTAACTGCAAGTATATATTAGCACAAAAATCTAACTCCGTCAAATTTTTTGTGAGATTTACGCTTGACAAATCTATCTGAGTGAGATATTATAATAACACAAGGTAACACAAAGCCTTGAGCGTTTACCACAATCCGATAGAAGCAAGGCTTCTATTAGATAAAAAGAAACTGCCAGGGGTCTCGTCCCTAACAGCTCTTTACCAAATTTGTTTACCCTATGTACTTTGCAGGCTGACGCCGCATCTGACGAGACCAAATGCTTCTTGAAGCACCTTGTCACTTTCGCAGTCTTGGTTCTGCAGACGGAAGATCGGAAGA